CAAGGCACTAGACAGTTCAAGTAATCTATGATATCTTCACGATACCTAACTACATGGGATCGTTATGGCTACCAAATCATACAAGTCCGTATTAGTAATATCCGATTTACATATACCTTATCACCACCCAGATGCATTCAATTTTCTTAAAGCGCTCAAGACAAAATACAAACCCGATCTCGTTATTAATATTGGTGACGAGCTTGATATGCATGCGATGTCTATGCATGATAGTGATCCAGATCTATTCTCTGCTGGCCATGAGTTGGCAGCGTCTATTGCATACATTCAAACATTAGAAAAGATATTCCCTGAGATGCAGATTGTGCATAGCAATCACTCATCTATGTTATACAGACGTGCATTAAAACATGGCGTTCCTAAAGGTTACCTTAAACATTACAATGATTTCTTAGGTGTTGGCAAAGGCTGGCAATGGGAAGAAGATATTACTGTCACCCTATCAGATGGATCACGTTGCTTCTTTACACATGGACTATCTGCTGATGTATTAAAAGTAGCTATGCAATATGGAATGAATACTGTGCAAGGTCACTACCATACCAAATTCTCTGTATCCTATTATAGCAATCCCGATGCGTTAGTTTGGGGTATGCAAGTAGGATCATTAATCAATCAGAAGTCAATGGCATTTAACTACGCTAAGAACTTCAAGACTCGATTCATTGTTGGCTGTGGAATGATCATAGATGGACAACCTAAACTAATGCCAATGGTACTTAACACAAATGGTAAATGGAATGGTAAAATTGTTTAGTGGAAAACCCTACCTCAGAACAACTAGATATCCTAGACAAACTTATTGGTCGTAAGATTTGGGATATTGAGATCATTGAAGAAGAACCTCTCGCAATCATTAGAATTTTTTTCACTGAAAACGAGGATGATTACATAGAAATCAATGCTGAATACATGCAGATGCTCTACATTTCCCCTAAACCTAACAAACTACACTAAAACTAGGTAGGCTAAGGTATTACCCACCTAGAGATCGTGCGTTATAGAGCGATTGTGTAGGTTCTATATACATATCAATCACTTAGGTAAGTTCCATGTAGATTCTAAATCTATAATGTCTTTAAATGGAACTAAAGTAATGGCATCAAGTCTATTCTCTCTTTGGTAAATGCAATATACATCTTTCCCCTTGCGGTATTTATTCTCATACAATTTTTTTGAGACTAAATCATACAGCTCAACTCGATTTGCACATACCCAAGTTTTTTGCCGTTCAAATACAATGTAATCTGCCTTACCTTTTATCCATCCATCTTTGCCATGGACATTCTTTCCTTCTACCCAAGTGATATCATCCTGAAAACTAGAATCATTCCTGTTAAGTTTCTTGTATCCTTTGACATCAAACTTTAATACTTCATCGCCTATCCAATCAAGTACACCCTGAACATCCCAATGTTCTTTCATGTCTTGTTCTTGTGTAGCCCAAGTTATGTTAGCTAAGTACTCCTTAGCAAATGCTTCCTCTACTTTTTTTCCTTCTTCAAGATAAGACATTTCAGTGGCCTAAATGGCAGTGAGCATAATTAATATTAATATCAAAACTAAACACCAGCATAAATACTATACACACGATACACACTAACGTAATCCATGCTTCTTTATTTGTCATAATAACTTTCCTTCAAATTTATAACTGCCTATGTGACCTAGTTCTACCCATGGTGCAGCCCATACTTTAATCCCATTCAGTCTTGCTAGTCTACAGAAATGATAGTCCTCTGATAATAATCTATTTGAGTCTGGCTCAATCGATGTAGCAAAGTATTCTGTAACGATTTCTTGCTGACCTGGCAGCATGTCATTGGTATAGGTAGGGCAATGTGGTTTAAGTAAATCAAATACACTACGCTTGATAAGCATGAAACCTGTGCCACCATTAAAGATCTCTACTGGTTCTGATTTATCCTCAATAGGTGTATCTACATAGTTCAATTTATTAATAACTAGATCGCCTGTGTAATGCTTTAGATCCTCGCCAACAATACCTTTGGCTAATGCATCATTAATCCTTTCCCATGCAATACGTTTCTTGGGATAGACACCACAGATAATATCTTTATCTGCATCAATCATAGATACAATATCTTCTGCACGATAACTGATGTCAGCATCAATGAATAGTAAGTGAGTGCAATCTGTTTGATAGAACATCTTAACCAATCCATTCCTAGCTCTTGTAATTAAGGATTCGTTATAAAGAAACTGCCAGTTATAACCTATCCCTCTATCTAAGAATAGTTTTGTTGCATTGATGTGGCCAATCGCATTCTCTCCTGTGCATACACCACCATACATTGGAATGCCTATAAATATATTACTCATCGTATCGTTCGCCTATCCCATGATCGTGTTTAAATTCTTTGATGTCATCATCATCTTGCATAGGATCTTCATATAATTTTTGAAGTCCTTTAAGTGGTTTCTTAACTTTCTTAGGTTCTAACTCGTCATCCATAATATCCTCCTAATAAAATATATGATTGTTAATAATAGTTCTTGGTTTCATGCCCCATTGATTATCCATCTTAACATTATGAAAGTAACTAGCTCCCTTGCTACTGTCTTTGATTTTTTGTTGGATAATTTTTTGGGATAATTCTATGAATGGTTTGAGTGTTTCATAAGGCTGGACATGCTTTGTCTTTTTAGTCCATTCAAACTGGTGTGGTTTGAAAGTCTCCGAACATATATTCTTTTGGTCAAAGTCAGCTCTCCGATAAAGCACATACCCCACTGCCACTTGGCCAGAGATAGGTTCACCTCTAGCTTCATGGAACATGGTCAAACTCATACACATGACTGCTGCAACATCTAACATAAAGTCTCCTTTTCTTAGGTAGCTTTCATGGTTTTACGTATATACATTCTATATACTAGGCGCATAATAAACTCATACACAAGTTGTGTATAAATTTTAGGAGATTATTATGTGGACAAAACCAGCTGCTACTGAAATGCGCTTTGGCTTCGAAGTTACAATGTACGTAATGAATAAATAAGCCAAGCGTACAACGACAAGGCAATGCTTACGGAGATCTTTGTTGCTCTCCATATGCGTTGCCTTTTCTCTTTGGGTGACTCTAATGTCACCTCATATTCATATCCATTAAGCTCTTTAAATGAGCGTGGGAAGCGCCATTCAAAAGCATTGAAGTTAGTTTTTATTTGTTTCATTTGATTGTCCTTTCACTGTGTTGATGCGAGTGGCTTGCTTGCCTATGTATTGCATCTTTACTGTTACTGGTAAGCGGTTTAGTGTCGGCTGATTAACATCCACTAATGCTTTAAGTTTCGATATCTTATCCTCTTTTGTTAAGCTAGAATCAACTATCTTATTGCTCATTTCATCGAACTTTGCTTGCCATGTCAATACATCCGATAGCTCTAATGGGTCTTTTCCAGGGATAAAGAAGATAAATTTGTTAGTTTGTGGCTTTTTTGCAACACTGCCAGTTCTTTCTGTAGCTAAATTACCATCATCATCCTCTGGTGCAATACCACAGGCTGCCATTAAACTACCTCTGCGACAGTAAGTAAGTGATGCCATAACACCATGCGGATCTATCTTAGATGCGGGAATGTGTAAGATCCCACCACTTAAAGTCTCACCTGACTCATGGATAAATACAGTCTCTACCTTGACACCATCATCACAATCATGCGTCTTTTGTATAAGACCAATACCATTGTTATGTAGTGCATCAATGACTGCTTCAATACAACCTTCTAAGTTTACATACTTACTTCTAAAGTGTGGATTGGTAGCTGTCTTAATTGCTGGAGCGAACTCCTTTTGTGCTTTAATAAATGCTGCTGATATAGTTTTCATACTTTCCTCCTGTTGTTGTAATTCATTCATAACTTCTGCTTCGAAACGATCTTGGTCATTGTCTACCATGCTGCTCTCCTACCATCGATCTTGTAAATATCCATGGCTCGATTAAGCAAGGCCGCATCGCGGCTATACCTAGCCCCTGATTGATCTTTATCTTCACAGCGTTTGGCGTGTAACTTAACGCGCCATTTCTTACGGATTTGAAAATGAGTTAATTTCTTAATCATATACGATCCTTGATAGATAGTTTAGATTGACGAATGACGTACGCTTCTTTAGCTGGCACAGTTTTTGCTGGCTGTGCTTTGTATTGACGCATAGGCCATGAGATTTTGTAACGACCCGCATTACATACTTCGTGATCTCTCATATGTTCCATGATGTTAAGTTGCAGTCTATCAATGGCTTGCTCTGATTCTGCAATGGCTTCACGCAACATAATAATTTTCTCAGCTTGAATTTCAATTTCAGGCATATCAATCGTACTCTTTTCCGCATGATCAAACACACGACTCGCTTCAAAAGAATCATTTAACGGATACCATTCAATCTCTTGACTAACTTTGTAAGTGTCAAGGCGCTGCTGGAAATCCTCAACAGCGTTATGGATCATATTTACTTGATCCTCATTGCGCTCATATAAAAAAACTTTAAGTTGAGTGCCTCGATATAAAACACATAAAGCGCCCCACTTAGCTTTCATAATATCCATTTGGCCTTGAAGCTGAATCACACCACGATACAATGCTGGTGTGTCTTCAACGTCTTGGCCTGTTAGCTTTGCTTCTATGATGCCATAGCCATCTAGCTTAATTGAATCTACACCCATAACATAAATCCCTTTCGAGATGTCAGTATATATGACAGTATCATTGCCTGTGGCTGTCGCATCAAGGCTTGTAGCTAATGGTATATCAGCATGAAAATAAGGCTTGTCATGGCTTAACTCATCAATCTCAACGCCTAATCTCTTGCATGCTTCTGCGATGATTAATTTCTCAGTCAAGTTCCCCCACAGGATTGGTTCATTTTCTACAAACTCATTCTCAATCCCATTGATAGCATTCATTGAATACTTTAATTCATCATTAGGAGTTCTAAATTTGCTGAACCCTAATAATGCTGGAAGCCTTGAACATGACATCATGTCATCAGGTGTTAGTTTCCCTACAGCTTTTTCTACCATCTTATGTTTTCCTTGTCTTTGATGTGGTTTAAATAATAAGATACATTGGGCGCTGTCCACGTACTTCCTGAGTACGTTTTAACGCCTAGTTCATTGAGTTTCTTTGCGATGTTACGACATGAAGGCTTGCCACAATTTGCCCTAGCTAAATCAAACATAGGCTTGATCTTTAATGCATAAGCTATTTTAATCTTAGCTTGCGCTCTACCGCCTTCGTAAGCTGCTTCCTGTAAAACACCAGCTGGCGCGCCAAGCCTTACGCCTCTAGCTTTGGCGGCCATTAACGCATTGCGCGTGTTAGTTGAAATTTGCCTTCTCGTTTCTTCATTTAAAACTGCACGAATATGCAATTCGAAAATGCTTGCTTCTGGACTTTCTGCAATGGT